TGGTAGTGGTTCCAAATATACTTCCGTGCAATCTGCCGTAGATGATATGATGCAACGTAGTGGTTTAACTAACTACCTTAAAGTTTCAGAACAAGAAGCTCCTAAAACCAAGACGGCTGCCGACCAAAATAGTGATTTCGATAAGAGTATTCCAGTTGAGCAAAAGCAACAAGACACTACTACGCCAGATGTTATCAGAACCAACCCTAATGTATTAAATACTTTAGAAAATTATATTCGAGCAACTAGAGGTAATCTACCTATCCCTGCCATTATTGATAAAATTAGATCTATTCATCATGCGGATGTTTCGGAAGACAAGTTCTGGGATGATGATAAATTAATAAGATTAGTTAGTAAATTAAATTTGGAAGCTAAGAAAAATAATCCAGCTAGTTATGAAAACTACAATAATTTGGCGGTAGGCGATCGTGATAATGCGGAATCAGATGTGGATCCTAGCAATACTGACGCTTTTAATGCGTTGATGCCCGCAACGAAGTTTTAATTATTAGATATCCTGAGTTTCCCGTATAAATGCATATGTATGTATATATCATATGTCAGATAAAGATGACTATAAGCGAATATTTGATAAACTAAAGAAACAGCTTTCTATGATCGATCCTGTGGTCTTCGCTGAGACCCATCTAAGCTTAGAAGGCCAACCTTTTACCCTACACGATAATGGCTACAAACCTTTTGCCGATATCTATCGATATGTAGGTATCAAGGCTTTAGAGCCTACTGCCAAACCCATTATTATCGTTAAGGGTCGTCAGGTTGGTGCCACTACTATGGCTTCCGCACTTGAAATGTATTTCATGGGCAGTGGTCTTTTTGGTGTTGGTGATAAACCACCTATTCGTGTTATTCATACTTTTCCACAATTAGAATTAGCGGCAGCTTATTCTAAGACTAAATTAAACCAGATGATCGTGACCTCCAACGCGCCCGAAGGAATAGTCCCAGTCAAAGCGGGTGCTAAAGTCAAATCTTATATGCAAATGTTACTAGACCAATCTTCTGGCACTAGTGAATCCTTAACTTTTAAACAATTTTTGGGTGGCAACCATTTATGGGTAGAATCCATTGGCGTAGATGCTGACCGTATCATGGGTCGTACCGCCGATGTTATTTTCTTCGATGAAGTACAAAAGACCACTACTTTGGCTCTAGGAAACGCTCTTAAGATTTTAACTACTGCCAAATATGGTGAACCTTCCAAAGGTGTAAGAGTATATTTCGGAACCCCTCGTCGTAAAGGTTCTGATTTTCAAAAGATGTGGCAAAAATCCTCTCAGCAGTATTATTATTTAGGCTGTGAAGGATGTGAAAAACATTTTCCACTCTACACTCCTGGTTCGGATGATTGGGAGAAGATATGGATCCATACTAAGGTGGTTAAGTGTCCATTATGCGGTCATGAGCAGGATAAACTACAAGCCCAAGAGCGCGGTAAATGGGTAGCTCTTAAAGATCCAGATGATCCCGATTGTGAAGCAGTTGGATTTCATATCAATCAACTATACATGCCCATGTTTACTCGTGAGGCTATTGAAAAAGAAAAACCAGGCAAGCATCCATTAAATACTGAACGTGTTTTTATGAATGAAGTGTTGGGAGAGTTTTTTCAAGGAGATTCTAGCCCAATTACTGCTGAAGAAATTGCCCAATTCTGTGCTGATCGTGAAAGAAAGTTTAGCTCACGCATTGTTACCAGCCCTGGTTTAGTACAGCAAATAGCGGTATTAGGTATCGATTACGGTGCCAAATCAGATTTAGAACAAATGGCCAATGTAGATAAAATTACTAGTCGTGGACAATCTTATAGCACAGCGGTAGTTTTACTTTCTAAGGGTCCTGGGTTATTATCTATTGAATATGCTATGAAGTTTAAGCGTAATGAACCTGAACATAAAAAGGGTATTATTGATCAGTTAATGAGGCAATTTAATATTCAATTAGCTATAGGTGATATTGGTTTTTCTAATGACTTTTCTCAAACTCTACATCAAATATATGGTGATAAATATTTGGTATCTCGCGCTCATCCTTCTGTTAATGATCACGTTAAGTTTAGACATGATGCTTTTCCTAAAGAACTAATTTTTGAGAAAGACTATTATATTGGAGAATTATACGAGCAAATGAAAAAAGGTATGATAAGGTTTCCTTATGGTGATTATGAAAGAATAGGTTGGTTGATAGAGCATTGTGCTAGTATGGAAATCAAACCATCTATTTCTAGAACGGGTGGGGATCCCAGCATCCATTATGTTAAAGGTGGAACTCCGAATGACGGCTTAATGGCGTTGCTAAATGCCTATTTAGCCTATAAGTTTTTAATTACTCGCGGCTTCACTAATATGAATCCGGCAACACAAAATGAAAAAAACATTAATAAACCATTGGTTATGTCAGGATATGTTGCTAGAAAGTTCTAAAATAGTCTAAATATCAACCTTGACTGATATATCATATATTGAGTATTATAGAAGGTATAGTGAAATAGAGGCTTTATGTCTGAAATAAAATCATCGGGTTTAGGTAATGAACCGTCCTTCTCATCTAGATATATGAAAAATAGGTCTAACACTCCACAAGTGAGTGCTATTATGGCTCAAGGTATCTCCGAAGAGAGAAGGGTTATACTTTCTAATGAGGTAGATCAGGGCCTATTTGCTGATGGATCTAGTCCTAGTTACAATAATCTATCCAACGCTTGGGACAGAGAAAACGGAGAAACTATAGCTGGTCGTGTAGTTGCCTCTTCCCATACTTCTTCTTCTATCATGTCTAAGTACGCTCAATCTATTAGTAGCGCAGGCGGTATGTTTCGTGGTATTCATGGCGACTCTGTTAAACAAACCCCAGAAGTTTATTCTCCTTTATGGTTGAATAGCAACCTTAATCTACCACGTGACCGTGCCACTATTAATGCTTGGTGTCGTAGCTTTTTTGCTCTGAACCCATTCGTTCATAATGCCATTTGTTTGCATAGTACTTATCCAATTAGTAAGCTTAACATCAAATGCCCTAACAAAGATATTGAGAAATTCTTCAATGACATGATTGAAGAAATTGACTTGATGAATATTTGCGTGCAAATAGCTCAAGAATTTTGGCTATTAGGTGAGGCTTTTATTTATGCTGAATTGGATGAAAGTAAAGGTAAGTGGAGTCGTTTGCTCATACAAAATCCCGACTTTATGATTGTCAAACGCACGGTAGTAGCTAATGAGCCTATTATCATGTTGCGTCCTGATGCCAACCTACAAAAGATTATTTTCTCCAATCGTCCTAGTGATGTGGAACAACGTAAACAATTGAACCAACATATTATTGATTCGGTTAGACGTGGAGAAAATATTCCGCTAGACAATTTTCATGTCTCCCATTTGGCTCGTAGAATTAGCCCTTATGAAATAAGGGGGACCGGACTGCCAGTGTGTATTTTTCGTCAGTTAATGTTATTTGATAAGCTGCGTGAGTCCAAATATGCTCAAGCCGACAACATGATCAATCCGCTCACTATTGTCAAGATTGGTTCAGCTGATTACAAGCCTACCTTTGCTGACTTGGAAGCTTGGAGAAATGTATTTGAGGAAGCTCAGTACGATAAGGATTTTAAGATTTTCACTCATGAAGGTGTAGATGTAACTAGAGTGGGTTATGGTCAAGGTATTTATGACATCTCTGGCGACATCACCCAACTAGTTAAGGAGATTTATGTGGGTTTGCAAGTTCCACCAGTCTTGATGGATGGTGGCGCTGATACTACTTATGCTAATGGCGGTGTAGCTTTAGATGTGCTTCGTCAACGCTATATGCAGTTTCGTAATATGATGTCTCAGTGGTTGAAACGCAAAGTTTTTGCCCCCATATCTAAGATCCAGGGATTTTATGATTACTCTGGTGGGCAGAAACAACTAATTGTGCCAGAAATTGATTGGAATCATATGTCTTTGTTTGATGCGGGCGACTACATCAACAGTTTGGTAACTTTGACTCAGGGCACTGATGAAGCTAAGAGAGTTTCTTTGCATACTTTGTATCGTTCCATTGGTTTGGAATTTGACGATGAAGCTAGGAAGATGCGCAAAGAGGCCATTCAAATTGCTATTGCTAAAAAAGAGAAGGCTGCTTTGGAAGCTATGGACCTAAATGCTTTGAGATCCTTGGATGACGAGGATGAAATCCCAGAACCAGAAACTCAACCAGGTCAGCCACAAGATCAAACTGTGCCAGGTGAAACTCCAGGTGGCGGTTCTCCTGGTGGGGCTATGCCAGACTTAGGTATGCCACCACCTCCCAGTGGCGCACCTCCAGGTCCACCTCCAAGCTCAGGTGGTCCTCCAGGCGGTGAAGCAGGCGGTGGCGCTGGAGGCGCAGCACCTCCTGGAGGTGCTGGCGCAGGTGGTCCACCTCCCGGTCCATAATGCTCTAGATATATAATCTATATGACTAGTCAGTGTAGAAAATGTAATGTAGAGCTTATCGTTAGTGTAAATTGGAAACCATCATCAGCGAAGAAAAACGATCGTATATGTTATTCTTGCCGTAGGCCTCAAAAAGCTAATGAAGTGTTGATAATTAAAGAAAAAACGATAACCGAATATGGTGGTAAATGCGTTTGTTGCGGCGAGACAATACAGGTATTTTTAACTAT